TATTGGAGTCGCTGAATCCAAACCAAATCTCAATGCATAGTGTGCAACAAGTCTTGGTTCTTGTTGTGAGTAGTCAAACGTACCCCATGTACAACCTTCTTCAGGTACAAATAAACTTCTTATTAATGGGCCCGTATCTGGATCACGTGCNGGAATCTGTTGTAGATTAGGATTTGCATATGAAAATCTTCCTGTAACTGTACCGCCATCATCAGATCTAATTTGATTTATATCTGCATGTATTCTGCCTAAATGTGAATGATTTAAAATAGTATCAATAAAAGTTGTACTGACCTTGTTTATTTTTCTAGCTTCTGCTATCATACGAACTACAGGATGTTCATGAGAAGAAATAAAATTTTTAGTAAATGAAGGAGAGTCAGTCTTTTCAGTACGGCTATAAGGTAGCTTCAGTTTTTCAAAAACTTGTGCAATCGATCTGGCTGCCCATATCTGAGTGTCTATTCCTGTTTCTATTTTTATTTGTTGTAATAGGTTTTTTTCTTTTATTGCCATTGCTGTTTTTAATTGATCAGCTTTCTCTATATCTACCCGAACACCTAGGTGGCGCATATCGACTAAACAAGGAAAGAGATCAGTCTCAAGATTAAATATATCTTGTAGATCATCTTCAATAATAATTCTTTTTAAGTGATGCCATAATAGTAAAGTTAGTTCAGCATCTTTTTCTGCATATGCTCCAACTTCCATAGCAGGTAATTTCCACATATCAGCTTTAGGATCTAATCCTCTTTCTTTAGCTGCTTTGTTTAGTAAAGCTTCATTCTTACCTTGATTTAAATAAACCCAAGACAAAGAGTTTAATGAATATTGAAATCTATTTTCATCTATTATAGATGCTGCAATCATAGTATCTATAATTAAACCATTAATTTTAATACCTAAATTACGTATCCAACATACATCATACATTGCATTGTGAAATATTTTTGTAGCAGGTGATTCACAGACATCTGTAAACCAATCTAAAACTTTTTTACGATCCATATTAGGACCTTCACCATGTGCAATAGGAAAGTATGCTTTATAACCATCTACAGCTACAGCTATACCTACTACTTCACCACTACCTCTAATGGCCCCTGAACCCAGTTTCTTTAGTTCTGGATCTCTTGTTTCCAAATCGATTGCTATTTCTTCTGCTGATCTTAAATCAGGAAACTCTTTTGGCATAGACCATTCTGTAGTAGGCATTAACATTTTTTCTTCTCCCTTTTATCGTGATAAACTTCGTACCATGTATCACATTTTTTACAGTCATACATACTGACAATATTATATTCTTCTACGTCTTCTGTATCATAATCATTTTGCCAAATTAATTCTGATCCACATGTAAAACATTTTGGCATTATTTTTTCCTCTTCATATCTTGCATTTTTTTAATTTCTAATTCACAATAATGAATTACTTTCTCTAAATCTTGTATACCATTTTTATTCATATAACGGCATACATACTTTATAACGTTTCCTTGAAAAAAAGAAAGATCGTTTTTAGAAATAAATTCATATGGTTGAATATGAAAATCTTTATAGTGACTCCCACCTATCTGCTTATCTTGTGGAAACACTTTATCAAACATATCTTTATTACTCATATTTTCTCCTTTAAGTTATTTGTGGCAGTTGTTGGTTTAACGGGTTAAAAAACATAGGGGCTCGCGACCCGAACCAACTCCCCTCGTTAAAGGAGGATGCTGCCACCCACCCCATAGGAAATGTCGCTACCCCGTTCTGTTTACACTGTTGTGTAATTCTATAATTTGTATGCATTGGCTTTCTTTTTAGCTTTTAATTTATATAAATTATTTCTAGCACGTGTGATTCCTACATACCAAACTCTATGTTCTTCATCACTTTTACTTTTACTTTTACGTACTGCTTTTTTAATTTTATTTGGTTGATCTAAACAAAGTATTACATTGTCTTGCTCACCACCTTTGAATGCATGTATAGTTGATATAAATATTCTAGCAGGTGAATCTAAATCTTCTCCATTCTCCATCATTTCTTTAATGTATTCCTTATCTTCATATTCAACTTCTTTGAATGCATCAAACCAATCTAAATCTGGATCCCAATCTTCCATCTTTTTTCCAATGTATTCTTCAATATCTTTCCATTCTTTTTCATCTAATATCTTTCCTCTACACCAGGAGTTATAATTAACATGTGCATTATAGACTCTGACTCTAAAAGATTTTTCTTTCTTTGTTTGATAATATAAATTTCTCTCTCTTAATTCTTTTTTCATACTAACTAATCTACTAATGGTTCTAGTTAATATAACCCATTTTCCTGTTGTTAAATCTACATGATCTAAATTATTTATATATTCACACTCACCTTCATAGTCTCTTGAATAATAATCTTTTTCTTTTCTTAGTCCTTCTATTTTTTCAATAGGTATCTCTGATTGTTCTTGAACTGCTCTAGAGATTCTTTTTGAATATTTTAAAACTTTTTCTTCATCAGCTTTTTGACTTATGAATCTATCTACATCTGCACCAGCCCAGGCAAAAATAGCTTGATCATCATCACCTGCTAAATAAATATCGTCTGTATGTTCTTTTAGTTTATCAAATAATTTCCATTGTAATGGTGATAAATCTTGAGCCTCATCAATAAATATAACTTTGAATCTAGGTAAAGATTCTTTATCAATTAATTGTTTTATCATGTCATTAAAATCTAATTTCTTTTTTACTCTTTTGTATTCTTTTAAATTGTCATCAATTGTTTTTAATATCTTCCATTTAATTTCTTTTTTATTGTGTTCTCCTCTATCGTATTCATCTCTAATACTAATATCTCTATTGATTGCTCTACCAATCATTTGAAAATATGGACTGTCACAATTTAAATAGTTTATATCTTCCTTATTATACTTGTCATAATATTTTACTTTGACACCTATCTCTTTACCTATTGCTTCATAATCTGATGGTTGCATTACCTTACCATCATTTAATTCTAATTGATCGTATGCAAATGAGTGTATTGTTCTAAAGTAAGTTAACTTATCATTATCTGCAGGCATTCTATCTCTTGCTTCACCTGCAGCTTTTTTAGTAAATGCAAAGTATGCAATGTTATCTAAAGGTGTTCCTATTCTAACATAAGCTTTTGCTCTACTAATTAGTCTATATGTTTTACCTGTACCTGGTGGTCCATAAAACTTATATATCATTATACGATTTCCTCTTCTGTAAAGTCTGCAGTCTCTTCTATATCTTCTTCTTCCTTATCAAATAAATATAAAGGTATAGCTACACAACCATTAACACCTGGGTATGGTTTACCTGTCTTCTTATGTTTACCAGGAAATCTTTTCTTTTTACCAAACTCTGGTTTAGGTAATGAATCTTCTTTTTCTTTTGTCTCAAACATTTTTTGAATCATGTGAGAAGTTCTTGATGAATCTTTTTTCCAACCATTTTCTTTTAGTTCATTGTAAAATTCATCGTAAACAAAGTAAGCATACACTTCGTCTTTTAAAACATTACCACTTTCAAATGATGCATAAGTTTTTGCTTGTGTACCATTTATATATTCTTTTAAATGTTTCTTTAATATCTCCATTGGTCTAGTTCCTGGAGCCGGTTGCACTGTATCAACTGTATCTAACAACGCGTTTATTAATGCATGGAAGTCTAAAGGTTTTATAGGCGGTGGTAATATGTTTACTTGTGCCATTATTAAACTACCTAATTCTTTTTGATCTCTAAGTTGTGTTACATTTTTTGCATGAACTACAACAGAATGACCTGTTTTATTTGCTACTGTAAAATAATATTCTGGGTCTGGTTTAAAATCTACTTTAATTAGATTAGTCATCATTGGCCAATCAATTTTCTTATCAGAGATAATACCAAATTTTCTTTTAACACATTCAGACTTAACACAAACCGGTGCTAGTAATTGATCACTNCANGTATGACCTTTAGTATCTTTCTCCCAGTTTTTTATTTTCTTTTTAATATAATCATCTGTCCAAGTTTCATTAAATTCAAAATAATTTCTACCTGCTTGTAATACTTTCTTAGACCAATCATCAGCGTATTTCTTTTTAGCAAACACCATGTAGTTATATAAAAATCTATCTCTACCATCATCCATTTTTTGTTTAGATAATATTTCTAAACATGGTGGGCCATCTTTAAATTCTTCTGCACCACCCATAAGTTCTAACTTAATAATATTATCTGATATTTCTTTTAGTTTAGCTGATGTCATTAGATTCATTCCAACAACTTCTAAAAATAAATCTAGTTTTATTTCTTGACCAGATGGATCTAACGCAACTCTTTCATTCTTATTAAAGTATGGAAGATTAATAAAGTTACCATTTACTTTTTGATCATCTGTATTATTTCCTAACTTAGTTTGTTTAGGAAATATCTCTGTTGTAATAGGTAGCTTAAATAGAAATAATACTTGTTCTAAAAAATCTTTAATCTCTTTTGCTTGAACTAATTCTTTTGTAAATACATATAAATGAAGTCCACCACTTTTAGATTTAATAGGTATTAATGGTAATTCTTTTTGTTGAATAGTATCTAAATAAAATTTTATATCTAAATTTTTATATACCTTAGGATCAATATCTATTGCACCAAATCTAGCAAAGCCATCATCATTACATGGTTGAATACCAATAGACTTAGTTCCATTTAAATGTTGATTATAATCTTCTTCAGTAATTAATTTACCCGACCAACCATAGTCACCAGGATTAAATTTTAATTTACCTGTATCGGGATCTTTGTATCCATTCTTAATATTACAGAAACCAAAGTTTCTCTGTAAACCTGTAAAGTATTTTATAAAGTCTTTCATAATTTCCTATGTTATGATTAATAAAGAGGCGACGTCACTCTCGCGCAGTCGCCTCCCTCTAGAGTATTCACTTAGTGAATTAGATAATCTCTTCAGTTGGTTTAGCACTCTTCTCTTCATACTGAGGTTTTGCTGCACCTTTAGACACAGACTTTTGAAGTTCTTGTGCCATTAAGTACAACTGCGCATCAGATTCAACAGATACATCTAATGCTCTGCTCATTGAAGGTTTATATACGTGCCAACTCTTACTACCTGCAACTTTACCAACAGTTTTTAAATTATAAACTGCTGCATATGCTGCCGGATTGTATACACCTTTTTCATCTTTGAATCTTAGATTCTTAATCAATTGATTCAATTCTCTTGCAGGTGTTAAGTTAGATGATCTCATAGTAATTACCGCAGGTCTAGGTTCATCACCTAAGACAACTACATAAAAGTATGCAGTCTTTTCTAAGTAGTTACCATTTGATAGTCTCCACTTACCATTTCTTTCTTCCTTCGCATCTGAAGGAACAGATAAGTGAGTCATGACAGGAGGAGCCGCTGTGTCTCCCATTTCTTGCCATTCTGGATATCTTGTTTGCACGTGTGCAATTAATATATCCACGCCTTTGTCACCATCTATTAATGTACCAAGACCTTTAGCATAGATCATACCAGGTTGTGAACCTTCTACGTACTTTGCATTGCTCTTGTTACACTCGGGCGATAGTTGGTGTAGGATTTTCAAGATCGGTGTTGACATATCATCCGANTTGATTTCTTCACTACCNTTCCCAGAATCANTTCTAAGACTGATAGTTGCCAGTGCGCCTGCACTGTTCTTCTTCTCAATAGCTGTATTAGCCATAATATAACTCCTTATATTTAGTTATTNGTTTATTTTTTATTTTTTAAATACGTTTGATTTCCATCGAACGTATTGAATAGTTCTGCAGGAACTTCNTGACCTTTGTCTTTCCATTCCTTCATAACTACTTTGAGTGTCGATGGGTGAACTTTCTCCTCTTGGATAGGTTCATACCCATTCGACCTCGCAAGGCTAGCGTAATCGACAGCCTTGTTATCTTCGCCTTGACCAAATGTTACTGTAATATTATTTTTTACAATATCACCTAAGCCATTGTCTCGAAGCCATGTTATGCCTTCAGCTTTTTTATCAGCTTTTAATGTGGCACTAAATATTTTTTTAACAGTTAATTCTGAACCATCTTTTAGTTTTAAACTAGCTAGGTTCATATCTTCCATTAATTTTGGAATAACGTTACAGCTAAAGTATTTCTCATCTTCTTTGAGATCTTTAACTCTATCTTCCAAATCTTTTATTTGTTTTTGTATTCCTTGTAGTTTTTCTACTTCAGTAGAAAGTGCATCTGGATCAACAGTTTTTGCTTGATCAGGTGCGTCTTTACGCATGTCAATTAACATAATTTAACTCCTTTAATTATTATCTGTTTAACTTTCATGGTGTTATTAATAAGATCGATTTGATCTTTTGTCAAGACTATTTGTGAAATATATTTACTTCGATAGGGTAATAAGTTTTTTCTTGTCTGTCCCATTTTAATAAATTGTATTTACCATTTGTTATATCAGATACAACAGAACAAACTACACCAATAATTGCAGGATCACCTGATAATAAAAGGTAATCATCAGTTGTATAATCTTTTAATAACGTTCTTAATTTTTGAATTAGTGGGCCAGGTGATAAAATAATCTGGCTTTTTTCTGGCAGAAGTGTGACAATTTGTCCGAACTTTTGTGCACCTAAAACATTATATTTTGGTTGTCCAATTGAACTTCCTGGTATTTCTTGTGTTAAATAAACTTTGCTCATTGACTTTTTCTTTTTTATTACTACTATAGTAATTAGAAAGAAAAGTAAACAGAGTATATATTATGAATTATAAATTTAAAACTAAGCCGTATGGCCATCAATTAGATGCATTAGAAGCATCATGGGATAAAGAAAATTTTGCGTACTTCATGGAAATGGGTACTGGTAAATCAAAGGTATTACTAGATAATGCCGCAATGTTATATGATAAAGGCCAGATAAATGGTCTCCTTCTTATTGCACCTAAAGGTGTTTATAAGAACTGGTATGATCAGGAAGTGCCTGTACACTTACCTGATCATATCGAAAAAAAGATGGTGCTATGGAAGACATCAGATAAATCTACAAAACAAAAACAATTACTACATACTTTATTTGAAACAGGAACTGACTTTCATATTTTAATTATGAATGTTGAAGCATTTTCATCTGGTAATGGTACAGAGTTTGCTAGAAAATTTTTATCTTGTCACAAAGCAATGATTGCAATTGATGAGTCTACTACAATTAAGACTCCAACATCTAATAGAACAAAAAATATTTTGTCTTTAAGAGATTATGCTAAGTACAGAAGAATATTAACAGGTTCACCTGTAACTAAATCACCTTTGGATTTATATAGTCAATGTCAGTTTTTAGACCCATGGTTACTAGGTCATGACTCTTATTGGATATTTAGAGCAAGATATGCAATCTGTAAAAAAATTGAAGTACAAGGTAGACGTGTTGAAATAGTTGTTGGTTATAGAAATCTTGGTGAGTTATCAGAAAAAATAAAACCGTTTTCTAAAAGAATATTAAAACAAGATTGTTTAGATTTACCAGAAAAAACTTTTGTTAAACACTATGTTGAACTTACACCAGAACAGAAAAAAGTTTATAAACAAATGAAACAAGAAGCTATTGCATTTCTTGATGGTAAAATGCAATCTTCAGCAACTGTTATGACTCAGTTAATGAGACTACATCAAATAACTTGTGGTCATTTCACTGCAGATGATGGTACAATAAAAGATTTACCTTGTAGTAGACTTGCTGAACTAATGAACATTCTTGAAAATGTAGAAGGTAAAACTATTATATGGTCTCACTATACTCATGATGTAAGAAGAATCATTGAAGAAATTAAAAAAGTATATGGAGAAGATTCTGTTGTAGATTATTATGGTGCAACAGATACTGATACTAGATCAGCTAACATTAAAAAATTTCAAACAGATGATAACTGTAGATTTTTTGTAGGTACTACTCATACGGGTGGTTATGGTATTACATTAACTGCAGGTAGTAATATGATTTATTTCTCAAATGGTTATGAC